CTGTTAGTGCCAGACCATTAAAATATGCAGATGTTAGATCAAAAAATATATCAATAGGATCTTCTTCTTTACCAACTAGCGAATTTGTAACATCATATTCACTAAATTATAATTTTGGATACTTTATTGTTCAAATAACAGATACTACAAATAATCAAATTCAACTATCGGAAATTGCAATACTTAATAATGAGGTAACATCAACCATTATTGAATATGGTAATGTATATTCAAATAATTCATTGGGTTCTTTTACTTCTACAGTTTCTTCTTCAGTAGAACTTTTATTCACACCAAATCCAGATATTGACATTTCAATTACTTTATTGCAGCATTCTGTTTCTTATTTGGAATTTTCTTCTTTTCCTGTTTCTATTAATTTCAAAAATGCAGAACTAACTACAGGAATAAGCAAATTTTCTTCAAGTAGTGATCTAAACTTTAAAAAAGATTTTGAATTAACTCATAAAATTGCGCCTATTTTTGAAAAAAGATTTAATGGATCTACTGAGTATACGTCTACTAATTTATTTGGAGTAGATTTATCAAGAGATTTAATTTATATTCCCGGACACTTTTTTACTAGTGGAGAAAGAGTAACATACAGATCGGAATTATTTTCTTTCATAAAATTATTAGATACTGAAGTTTCATCTACTGCTGGTATAGGAACTAATATAATAAACGTTAATTCCACATCTGGAATTAAAATAGATGATTATTTTAGTGACACGTACATTCCGGTCATAGCAGTTGATACCAATTCAGTATCTCTTGCTAGTACAATTTCTTCACAGATTACTGTTGGTTCTGCAGTAACATTTTATGGATTATTTGCATCTGATTCAACTCAAGATTCAACTCTTGCCAATATTGGAATTGCAAATACATATATTTCTGGAATTGGCGTAACTGATAAACTTAGTGGAGATCTTTATGTTTATAAGTATGATAATAAATTTATTGGTTTATGCACATCTCCATCTGATGCATTATCAACATCACCTAGTTTAATTGATTTGAATTCGGTTGGAATAGGAGACAATCATTATATTACTGCGACAAATCAAAATTCAAAGTGCATTATTCTTATTGATAATATAATCCAATCACCTATTGTTTCGACTGGAATAACAGCAAGTATTCAAAATGATCTAGCACTTTTAGATACCACTTTATATTTCTCAGGAATAAGTTCTTTCTTTGGTGGAGACTTGATAAAAATAAATGATGAGATTATGAAGATAAATTCGGTTGGTGTAGGAAGCACTAACTTTATTGAAGTGGAAAGACCACTTATGGGTACAATTTTATCTGAACATTCTAAAGATACATTAATAACAAAATTAAAAGGAAACTATAATATAGTAGAGAATAAAATATACTTCTCAGAAGCTCCATATGGACCAATATATGATGAAGTAAATGGTGATATAAACATTAGATCAACTTTCCAAGGAAGAGTCTTCTTAAGATCTGGAGTTCCAGGTTCGGATGAAAGGACTTATGAAAAAAATTATATTTTTGATGATATAAGCACTCAATTTGGTGCAGTAACAAAAGATTTCAAACTAACATCTTCCAATCAAGATATTGCAGGATTTTCAACTTCAAATTCTATATTATTAGTTAATAATATATTCCAAAGTCCAGAAAATGATTATAATTTATCTGAACTTTCTTCAGAGACTACTCTTAATTTTACAGGAACTGCTACATCTGCACTATATGATCCAAATAACGCAGGTGTTCCTAGGGGAGGGATAATAGTATCAGTTGGATCCAGTAATGGTTTTGGTTATCAACCATTAGTATCCGCTGGAGGAACAGTAACAGTTTCTATAGCAGGTACGATTCAATCAATCAGTATTGGAAATAGTGGTTCTGGATATAGATATAGTTCTCAACCTATTGTAAGAGTTGGCATTCAGACTCTAAGTACAGATACTCCAAATATAGAATATATTGGCATTGCATCTGTGGTCGATGGAAATATTGTCAGTGTTGCTATAACAAATCCAGGATCTGGATATACATCTTCGAATCCTCCACAAGTTGTTTTTGATGAACCATTATCATATTCCAATATTAGTCTAACACACACATTATCAAGTAGTGGAATTGGTTCTCAGGCTAGAATTGATATTGTAGTTGGTCAGGGATCTAGTGTAATAGATTTTACAATTACTAATTATGGATATTCATATAGAGAAGGTGATATATTAACCATAGAATCGGGCGGATTGAGTGGAATACCGACAGATACTTCAAAACCATTTGAACCATTTTTAATTACCGTTGAGAGAACTTATACTGATGACTTCAATGGATGGTCTGTTGGAGAACTGCAAAAGTTAGATGACATTGATTCATTGTTCAATGGATCTAGAAAAACTTTTGCAATTAGTGACAATGGAAACAGATTTGCAATAATTGCAAGAGATGGATCGGATATAGACTTAAAATCAGTTCTACTTATTTTTGTTAATGATGTTCTACAAGAACCAGATGTTGCATATACTTTCGATGGAGGTAGTTTAATTACATTTACTGAAGCACCAAAAAGTGGAGATAAGTGCAGAATACTGTTCTATAAAGGAACTCCAAATATAGACGTTGTAGATGTTGATATATTAGAGACAGTTAAAGTTGGAGATACTTTGAAAATAATTGGAGATGAGTATAAATTAACAGAAAATAATAGACTTGTTACAGATATTATTCTTCCAGATACTGTGGAAACAAATCCGTACAATTCTGTTGGAATTACTTCAAATCTTGAATTTTTAAGGCCAGTAAAATGGTGCAAACAAAGAAATGATACAGTTATTGATGGTTTAGAAATCAATAAAGATAGAATAAGATATGAACCTAATATATCCCCTTCAAGTAATCTGATCCAATCAGTTGGTACGGGATCAACTCAAATTTTTGTGGATTCTGTTAAGACTATATTTGATCCAAAGAATGAAAATGCCAATCTAGATATCATCAATAAAATTGAAATAATAGACAACTCATCTTTATCAGTAGCTACATCTACTGCCATAGTTTCTCTTTCAGGAACTATACAGTCAATTAATATAATTGATGGTGGAGTTGGATATACAACAAATCCTTCCGTTTCTATTCAAAGTCCTATTGGAATTGGATCTACAGGAAAAGCATCCTTACAGTCTTCTATCACTGCAGGTATTGTTACTTCTATTAATGTTTCTTCTTCTGGTTATGGATATACATTTACCAATCCACCAATAATTCTTATAGAGTCTCCAAGTTTAACTAGAGAATATATTGAAGATGTTTCTTACTTTGGCGATTTTGGAATAATTAGTGGAATTAATACAACTAGTGTTGGATCAGCAGCAACTGCGCTGATCTTTGATTTGTATATACCTCAAGATTCTTATTTGAGAGACTCGTCAATAACAGATCCAATTATTACTGAGAGTGAAATACAGCAAGGATATTATTTAAAGGTATCAAATTCTAGTGTTGGTAATGGTGTTACTTCATTGAGAAGTGATGGATCTGTAATTGGATTCGGTACTACTGGAATAGATAATATATACCAAGTCATTTCGGTATCAACTGGAACTACTGATGCATATGGTGCAGGCAGTGCTACTGTCGCCAAAGTAATTGTAAGTGTTTCTAGTTATAATGGACTATCTGGAATTGGTTATAGTTCTTATTATGGAGATTATACTTGGGGAGTTATTAATGTCCCAAATACCACAAATTCTTTCTCTGTTGATAGTAATTATGGTGTTGTTGGACTCAATAGCACTCCTATAGTAAGAAGATATAATCAATTAAGGATTCAAAATTATAATGATCTATAACTTGAATAAATACAAAAAAGGTCTACAAATCAATGTCTGCGATTATAACAGATCAATTTAGAATATTAAGTGCAGAGAATTTTTCTTTATCTATTGCATCGACTGCCAATTCATATTATTCTTTTGTTGGATTAACAAATTCAACAGATTATAAAGAAGATTGGGAACAAACCCCACTTTCCCCAATCGATTCATTT